CTCTCCATCCGAGAACCTGCTTTCATTCCTGCCTTCCCCTGCTGGACCGCCCTGCCCTGCTCTCCATCCGAGAACCTGCTTTCATTCCTGCCTTCCCCTGCTGGACCGCCCTGCCCTGCTCTCTGGCTTTCTCCTTTGTGAATAAGGTACTCCATCTTACTAAATCTCAAATCGTTTTTCAGTGGGTCCGCATATCTCCTTAATTTTTTTGATACCCAGTCTATAATCGACTTGGCATTATTAATCTCTTCATCCGTAGTGAATCCTTGTGGCTCAAAATTTGTTTCGCTAAACTTCTGTATTACAATTTCCAGCGGCTCTCCTGCCTGTAATAATAAACTCACAGCTCGTGCCCATGAGTTTATTGCCTCTCTTAAAGTATGACCTACTTTACCTACGCATACAAACACCTCACCAACACGCCAGTCCTCATAAAATCCGACCGTCATGTAAACATCCCACTGCGTAATCATAGTCTTGAAGGTAACCGCTGCTCTGGTCATAGGTAACGACCGTCTTACACTGCCAGTGTTCAGCAGCTCCTCTATATTTATCGGCTGTTCTTTATCCATGCTATTAAACAATCCACAGCCGCAAGAGCGACTTCAAATTTCTGATCACTGAATCCACCGGACAGCTGATCATCCGCACGATGAATTCCGCAGTCTAACGGAACACATCTAAAATCATCCGTCTTCATTCCACGACCGTAAGGCGGTTTCTCATAATGCCATAACCAATTCATATGCGCCGCCTGAACATTGCTGGAACCAGTAACAGCACAGCTGAATCTGGAAGTAATAAATTTTCTATACGCCTCAGAACGAACAGGGCCACGGTTCCAAACGGATCCGCGGCCCATCTCCTCACCGCGCTTTAATAACTCAACAGCTAGCTGGTCTGGAGTAATGCCAGCACTACTGCACGCTTTAATGGCCGTATTCACTGCGTCTTCAATTGACACTGACATTTTTTCCATCCTTCGCCGGAACAGACCTATCGTCTGACTTCGGGCATACGTGTCTGGCTGGACAGTCTGAACATGATTTATAATCATACTTCGCCAGAAAAGCTGTATTGTCTTTCCTGAAAGAAATATCTACATCATCTTTCTTGTCTCTGAAATCCGGACGTATCTCAAACAGTTTTTCGTAAACCATGCGCTCTGCCTTTTCATGTAACACTTCCACCTTAGCCAACTTTGCTGCGGCTTCAGCCTTCAAAGCTTCGGCTTCACGCATAAGATCATCCACTTCCATTTCCAAAGTCTGTATTTCTGTGCCTTCAACGCTGATTTTTATTTCATCCCTTATCCCTCTGGCACACTGCACTCTTGAGCTGGCGATATTTTTGATCATCTCAATAGGATCCAAATTAAGAAGCTTCGCCACCTCCATAAATATTTCACTCAGTTCCTGTCCTTCAATGCTTATCGGCATGTACTCTCTCCTTTCGTTGTTACCCTTACGTTATTTTATCAACAGCTGATGCCGTAGTCGGCACCGTGGAACTATTGTAATCCAATCTCAATTGATTGTATTCGTCTATCAATTCATTCACCTTCTCTATAACATGCTCATCTATGACATCACCAATTGCCTGAAGCTGAACTTCCATTACCTGAAAATCCTCATACATAATTCCGCGCGGAACTTTTTCATCCGTACCGGGAAGGACTACAGGATCACCTTTAGGATTTCCAAACAAGTGAAGCAATATAGCTTTCTTTTCATGCGTATCATCCAGTCCCTCTACAAGCTCAATAAGCTTAATTTGAAATTCAAGTCTACTGCTCGCCATCGTTTAGTTCCTCCGCGCACATTATATGTGCTGGCCCGTGTCTGGTATGCTCACAATTTTCTTTGCTTACAGGTTCTCCGCATACAACACACGCCATGCCGGGCACGATAGAACGGTCCTGTGCCTGTGCCATATCAGCGGCTTGCTGTTCACTCATTGCTTGCCTGTATATTTCAATCTCATTGCCCTCGGCATCGACCACCACAACCCTAGCAATGATTATATTCTTTTTCTGTTTGCCTCTGGACTGCGCTACACCCCTGATAGTGTGTATTTTTAATTCTCCACTGACCAGTCCAGCATCTAATATTCTAAACAAAGGAAACACCGAGCCCGCTTCAATTATAGCACCCGGCTCATCATGTACGCTGAACACATAAGGTCCATCCATCGAGCCTATTAATTTTGTCCATCCGGTCGGCTTAGTCATCTTCGAGAAACCTTTCTTCCTTTAATGAAATAATAGTATTATCAGGCAACGCCATTTCCATTTCATCACCGCCTATCCAGATAACATCTTCAACGTACTTCTGTGCAATGCTGGCTAAATATCTAAGCTGTTTAATAGTAACAAACCACTGACCACTGCACCTGTTTTTCAACATGCTCATAAGAAATCCTGATTCCCTAGCCCGTAACTGAGGCTCCAATGATGCAAGCATGTCCATCAGTTTTTCAGCAGCTTCCATCCTGCGCTGCATCTCCAGCCGGGCCGATAATGGATTGAACCACATTTTATTTTTTTCCGGGCTGCAAAGTTCCAAGTCCTCGCGGTCCAAGTTTTCTAGGACGCCGCCTTGCCGCCTTCTCTCGCTCTATCTGTCTTTCAGCAATTTCTCTGCCGGTATCGCCAATTAAAATGCCCGGATCGTTTGGCTTGTTTAACGTCTCCTCCAGCTGCTCCGCGTCTTTCTCTGACAGTAATTGCTCAACTTGATTCATCTCCTCGCTGATCCATTTAACCGCCAAGAGAAATCCCTTCTCCTTTTCCCTGTTGCCCTTGGCACCAGCTCTTTCCGCAGCATGTCCAAGACGCTTTATGACATTCTTAAGGCCATCGCCTACAATAACGGCTACATCTGGTAAAGTCATAATGTCTCCTATCTCTGTTTCTGTTTTGCGTTTCCAATTTTTAATTTTTATTCATTCGCCTTACCGCACGACCGCTGATTCTTTCAGGCATACGCCTTGGCTTAGGCACCGTCTTTGATAAAAGTTGCCTGTCCTGTTCCCTGCCGAATTTTTTCGGGTCATATACATATCCGATAATATTACCAGCAGTATCTTGAGAAATTGTCTCAATTTCATATCCGCGATCCAGCAACTTTTTCTTGGCCTCATTTTTTATCTCGTCATATTTTCGACCATGCAATGCCATAGGCTTCAGTTCTTCCGTCAGCCTTATGCCGCCTGTGCCACGTCCTGTTATTATTACGACCTTTAATTTACTCATCCTACTCCTCCTTTAATGCCGCTTTCAAATTACGTACCAGTCTGGCTTTTTTTTCGCCATACTCCGGATTGCAGTACCCGCTACGATAATGACCGAACACATGTTCCCAAGTTACTTCGTCTCCGAACTTCTCTCTGCATCTTTTCGTAGCTCGCGCCAATAACCGCGCTCCGTAATCAGCATTCTCACGAACGCTAATCCATCGCTTCATTCGTTTGGCTTTGTCCGGATGTATTTGGTATAAACCGAACTCACCTTTCTTTCCTATTGCCTCCGGATAAAATGATGACTCGGCATAAGCCGTAACCACCATCGCATCTAAATCTACTCCGTACTTTTTCGCCGGTGGTACAATTGCCCATGCAAACGATTCTGCAAACTTCAATCTGTAATCTGAAAGCCTTGCTCCTTCTGTGCGTAATATCCATATTATCCCTCTGGTTGTTCTGACCAAATCCGGATAGGAAACACAATCTCCACCGACGCATATCTGCGCCTTGCTCCATAATGGACAGAACAAAAGCGAACACGCCAAAATAAACATCGCTATATATCTATACATCTACTTTAATTACCTCCGTGTAATTTATCCCGGCAAATCTTTCGGCATTATAGCAGTCTTGCCCCTGAACAATTCCGCATTCCATAACCCCGATTGCATTGCCGCTGATCTCGTCCGCTGGTATCGACCACCTTTAATGTCATCATCCCAGCGTCCGAAGGTAGTATTGCCTAAAGCTCTGACAAGTGCTTTAGCAAAAGCTACCGGCCCTTTCGAATCTTTCAAGTGTATTACACGACATAACCTTTTTAATGCCGCACCCGGCGCGTTTACTGTATTGCTCCAGAACATACACATGGCTAATTCGAGTTCTGGCTCTATATCTTCAATTATGGTCACTGCAGAAATATGCTTATTGCCATAAACCGCTTCCTGAATAGTTTTCTTTTTATAACTGGAATTGTTTGACATCCAAAGTCTTGTCCGGCTTGCGCGCTTAGTAATATGTTCCTGTCCTACCTTGACCTGTACAGAATAAGTTTCCGGATCAATCATTACACGATGAAACAATTCTATCCATCTTTCAGCACGCTCTCTTCCCTTTCCCCTTACAGGAACAACCCCATTGCTCGATCCGGTAAATTCATCTCTGATTTCTTTTCCGGATATAAGTCGCCCCGAAGTATAATCCCGAAGTGAACCGTCCAACGCTACGTACCAATTGCACTCATCGAAAAAAGCTATTGCCAGCTTTGTCCATTCATTAGAATGAACCAGATCAATTCTCCGCAACAACTTCCACAATGGTCCTTGATCATCCGCAGCATTAAAATCCTTATCCTCCAGCTCTTTCGGATATACAGCTATTGCCTGATGCAACCCAGCAGTCATGCCGGTGTTGTCATAATTCATTACCGAGCCATACATGCCATTAGATTCAACCTGTTCTGTCAGATAAGCTGCCCGACCTAAATGTTCCTGCATTCCATAAGGTGATATTTTTACCGGCACCGTGCCCTTAATTTGCAGTCCAGCATAATTTTTATATTTCAATCGTCTTATCTTTGGCATGACTCCTCCTAGCATAATTTTCGCTGCACTTTGCAACCGCGATTATATCGCATCCACGCCTTGCCAATGCAACAACCTTCAGCCGTATCGCTAAACAAGCTTCGCTCGAATTTTTCTTTCTCTTCATTGGTCATGTGTTTCTTGTTCTCTAAAAGCTCATTTAATACTAACTCCTTGGCAAGTCTTTTCCATATGCGCTTTTTTGTAGTCCGCCTGTTCTGTCCGGGGAAAACAAAACTTCTCCAGTTCAAAGGCATCATCTTGTCCGTTTGCAATCCGTGTCTCGCTGCCAGTGTTTCCCATGTTCTGCGTATCTCTACAATCATAAAAGATGACTTCCAGTTCTTTGCCGAAAACTGATTCTCGCAAACCACCACAAGTCGCCATCCTTTCGTTTTGCATATCTCCATGCAGCTAAGGATGATTCCATCTATATCGCTCACCACTTCAGTCAATTTCTTGGCCGGGCCGTTCCGAACCAGAACATGCCAGACCAGACCGCAGAATTCTATTCCTTCATTCGGCCTGATCAGTCCCCAGCCCGAGTGCTGACTGTCGGGGTCCACTCCTAGTACCGCTATCGGCGTCTCCGTCATCTTTCTTATGGACCTTATTCCTTTCTAATTCAGGACATGTATCCCAATGAGATTGTCTGCCGAGTAAAATCTTAAACTTAGTTTTCGGAAACATCTTACCCGCCTCATCAACCAGTCCCTGATCTACAGACCCGCCAAGATAAATACCGCTAACAAGTTTTCTGTTTTCGTTGTCTATATCCATTACCACCAGCTCAACAGTATCTTCCTTATATTCATCTGGCACCGGATAAAGAATGTATGCCCAATTATCAGCATCCACTACATCAATTTTACCGGGACGTGTACCCTCCTCATAAAATTGAGCTATCCTTCGTCCGCACTTAGGACAGGGCTTTGCATCGACCACAACATACATGCCGCACTGATACGGCTTAAGTTCTTTGCTCAATCGTACAGCTTCAGGCCAGCAGTCCAATGCACCATCCTTGTTCTTTGATTCCAACAACGCTTTTTTAATAAAGCATAACGGTCCATCCGCACTGTGAGCACATGTCTTGCACCGATTAAGCAATCCGTCGATATATTCGACAGGCACACCGGGTCCGGTAGATTTACTTTTGCTTTTCTTTTTCTTTACCATTGTCCTCACCAAACTTCATCTTTTTCTGTCTCTTGTCTTCCTTGTTCTGCATCTCTCCCAGCACCTTGTCTACATCGGTCAATATATCACTAGGAACGCCAGAAAGAAAATCCGCACAGATTAATTCCAGAACCTGACCAAGCCATGAACGGTCTTCGTCCTTAACGTCGTTTAATTGTCTGCACGCCATAAAAGCTCTCATGAACTGATTATGCTGCTCGCTCGTACACGTAACAACTAATCGCCGGTCGTACTTCGTTTCTCTGGCCTTGGTAGGAGCTATCGCTAATGGCAGTGTAAGGTTCTTCATGGCCTTGGCCAGACACTGTTTGCTGACAACCACCTTAACTATGGGCGCATTGACCGGGACTTTCGTCCCGCACTGTGAACAGATTAACCGCACCGCCTTTCGCTGATGTCCCTCCGGAACCAACACTCCATTACAACTGGGACAAATCACCGCCGAAATTTTCGGGTCTTTCGTCACCTTCGCTGTCACCTTTGGAGCCGTGGGCTTTTTTGTAGCTGGTTTTTTTGTAGTCTTTTTCTTACTCGTCATCTTTTTCTTTGGCATGGTTCTCCTCCTTTTAGAACATTTGAAAATCCAGCTCACATCCAGCTGGAATGTTATCTATTAAATCTTCGTCTGCATCTGGTTCTGACAATGGCAACAATGAAGAATCTCCATATCTTAAAGAATCACAATTAAATGCCAACAAACATGAATCCAGTTTGCCTACAAAATCCTCCCTGATTTTTAATGAAGTTATTAAAGACTCGCTCATTCTGTTGTTTTCATACAGCGGCTTATTTTTCTTTTTGTCTTTTTCATTAGGTCGTCCCACTCTCAAGACCAAATCCGCAACCGTCTTAATCATAGCACTTCCGCGCAAATCATGAATCTCTGGCGGTAAAACCTTACCTCTAAATATTCGCTGTGTCTTAGGATGCACTACCAAATAAATCGTAATATTTAATCTGTCCGTAAGATACTTACATCTCATTATAGTATTGTCTACGGCCTTGCGCTCATCACCGCCGAACTCACTGTCGTCTAAAAAGAATTGCAAGTTATCTATAACCACACGCTGCACTCCGAATCTCCTGACACCGTACTCCACAACGTCTTCCAATGCCGCTACAGAAAAATGACCGTATGCATCCAGAAAATATATCTTACGCTTTTCTATCCGGTCCAGCGCATCCTCAACCACATCCGGTGTAACCTTAAAAAGACTCTCGCCAATTTCCATACTGGTCATCTTTCTCAGTATTTTCGCTGGCCGCATTTCAAAAGACGCTATCAATGTAGAATCATTATCCACCGACCTATTATGCATCAATGCAGTAAGCCACGTCGTCTTGCCTACGCCTGTCTCGCCGGTAACAATAACAAAATCCCCATCCCTTACCCCGCCTATCAAGTCGTCCACTTCGGTCCATCCGGTAGTCCTACCTTTAGCCTGACCCGGATCATCCATCCAGTTCAAAACCTCTTCTCTCAAATCGCCCGGAGATTGTACTCTATGAGTAAAGCATTCCGCAGCCGATTCAACGCATCGCTGAATATCCTCTCTGCTAATGCCAGCCCTTAAACAATCTCCGGGATCTTTCAATGGAAGCCGAACTCTCCTGCATCGGTATCGTCCTAGCTGGTCCGCAATAATATCCGCGGCCTTTTCGCCCGGATCATCGCTGTCCATAAGAATAAGTATTTCATTAAAAGGTACCATCCACTCCAATGAATCATCGTCCAGCTTGCTCGCACCAGCTGACAGAGAAACCACGCTTGATTTATCAAAGCCGTAATCCAGCATGGATAACCGATCTATCTCAGCCTCACATAATATTATTCGCTCGGTATTCGGCTTGACATCATCTATGCCGTACAGAACAGTTCTGCATCCGGGCATCCTGAGAAATCTTTGTCCCTCCGCCTTGTCCAAGTCTTCAGGTAAAACTCTAAATTTCACATTTACAATTTCTTCCCGGTAAAAAATTGGAATAGATACAACACCGACTTCTTCACCATTCGCCGCGTACCGTGTTGTATATCCAAGTCTTGATTCTTTGATAACTTGTTTGCTTAAACATCTTACTTTAGTCAGATATTCCAAGGCAGTCTTCGCTTCATCGCTTTTTCCCAATAAGTCTCTTGCCCATTTTTTTACTTCGTTTTGATCAACTTTGGAAAACGGCCCCTTCTCTCGACGTTTGGCAATTACTCGCTTAAAATTTTGAGCCATCTTGGAATCTTCTTTCTTCATGCCCCATGAAGTAACTTCCTCAATGCTCCTCATTTTTAGATCGCCCAGCTCCCTTTTTAATTGCCAGAGATTACCACTCTGTCCGCAGCAATATGTAAGCCATAATCCATTGCTTGCGTTTATATGAAAAAGCCCCTTGTGCCGGCCCGACGCTTCGGACTTACACAAGGGGCAAATTTTTAATATCAATTGCTCACCGGCTGACGTTCGCTCAATACCCGCAACATGCCAGCCTTTTCTTTCTACATACTCTCGGCCACTCTCTTCCTTAATCGCCATTTAATTGTCTCCGTTTTCTCAGTCTTCTAGCTATCGTATTATCATCTTCGATCTCATCCGGTAAAATTTCACCGCGCTGTGCCTGTTCGTATAAATCCGCAAACCTTTCTATATTTTCTCCGTTCCTGCATATTAATGTTAAGTCATCATATCTCTTTCCACCTGTCCGTGGGTCCTGTCCTGAATTCCACGGATCCAGTCGTACTCCTTTTATTGCTGCCAGTACTCTTTCAGGGCCATACTCCTTCACTCGATCTTTAAGCATACGTTCTCTTTTTTTTGTAAGCTTGGTCTTGCCGGGATGTCTTCCTGTAACCTGCACCCATATTGCATATAACCGATGCACCACTTTCATCGGTGCGCGTTTATAATAATCTGAACTTGCAGAATCCCCTTCCCAATCAAGACCCAGTCCGAGCTGATATGCTCTTCGGTCTATTTGACCCCTGTGCTTTGCACGCTTTTCCGCACTCCATACTTGATCATCAACCAGCTCCTTGATGATTGCATCCGAATGCTGAAAACCATCCAATGCCTTTTTCAAAACCGCTGTCGGTGGGGCTGGGGTGGTGGACGTTTTTTGCTCGGTCTCTGACTGAATCTTCAAAGCTCTTGGAACTACAATATACCATTCCTTGTTTCGCTGATAAGGAATAATCTCTCCTGCACTCACCAGCTCCTTCAATGCACACTGCACTTCTTCAATTTGAATTTCTCTGAAAGGCCAAGCTGCCGAACGCCAATAAATAGGATGTGCTCGCCCTCGCCCTTTAGCATCTACTTTGCCATTGAGCATAGCTAACAACAACCTAAAACCAGCGTCCGACAGCTGGCCTACTTTAGGCTCGCTGAGAAACTGATCCAGCATTAGCTCGCAAACGGATCTGCTTCGCTACTTTCTTCAGACTCTTCTTCGCTCGGAAACTCGAAAGACCTATCATCCCAGTCTTCAGGAACTTCAAATTGCTTGAACCTTTTCTGGTCCTCCTTGCTGGCCTGTTCGAAAAACGGCTTAACTACTCTCGTCTTGTCACCGTCCTTGCCCACATTGGCATACAGAATTTTCTGATAAAAAAGCTCATTAACAACTTCGGCATCCGTAGGATCGAAACTTTCAGTAAGTCCGATAGCCTTGCACAGATTTTCCAATCGCCAGATTGAATTTTCTGTAAGCACTAGCCAGTCTCTGAATCTCGTTCCTCTGAACTGTCCCTTTGTTTTACTGCCCTGAATGAGCCGAAGACTCACAACGATCTGAGGATTATGATTGCTGCTTTCTCCAACCTCGACACCGCTTACCATGGCAAAATATTTATCCGGATCGGGAATACCTCCTCCACCTTCGCCATACTCTTTTGTCGGATCAAATGATTCTCCCGGCTTCCATGTGCCTTTCTCTGACATGTTACCCTCCTTGTCCTTTCTTAGGAATCAAATTCCTAGTTAAAAAGTTTACGACATAAACAGACATGTGCCTTCTGCACCGTCCTAATTTGTTTACTCAGTAATGAGCTTGACCCACTCTTTGAAATCCGGCGGCTGTTCAAGTCTCAACTTGCCATAAGGTTTCGTCTGGCAATCTTTACGACCTGAAAACATCGCTACATGCTGACTTTCTTCCTCGCCTTCAACTCGCCCAAGCATACCAACCGCTGTAAACATCTGCGGAATACGCTCACGCAATCGCTGACCGCCTATCAGCATCCGCTTGATTACCTTGTTGCTGTCAGACAAAACATCTTCCTGCTGTAAGGCAGTACATAAAAAGTTTACCGGCAAATCTCGAAGTTTCCTGATATATTTATGAACTCGCTTTGTGATTTTCTGAAACTCGTCCAGCGATGGAGTCTCATGACCTTTTCCGCTTAGTAACAGAAAATAATTCTGTATTACTTCCTGCGCCTCGGTAATGCCATCCAGCGCCGCAGCATCAATTTCCGCATGATGCTCCTGAACGAAACCAGCGAACTGATCCAGATCATAAGCTCCGAGCACATCTCTGTTTAATTCTCCGTTCGCCAGTTTTTCATACAGCTCATGATCCGGCTCTCGCCATCCGATAGGAAATACAATGGCTTCAGGATTCGCCATTCTGATAGTAGTCATTCCTTGTGGCTCAGCCAGACCAATAACCACCTTGTCTCCTTCCGCAGCTGTAGCGCACAAATAAGTCTTGCCAGTTCCTGTCCCGCCAATAACAAGTATCTTAACTTTGTTCTGTGACGCATACTCCTTGGCTGATGTAACCTTCACAGCTCCAGCCCCTCCTTTTAGCATGTCCCATTGCTCATTAACATTCACTCCCATTTGTTACCCTCCTTTATAAAAATGGATCTTCATTGGCAGCTTGCTGCCGTTCCTGTTCTTCACGCTCCTGCTCTTCCTTTTCGTCTCGTGTCCAGTAGTAATCCATGGCACCTTCGCCGCCATCAATGCAGAGTCTTGAAAATGCACAAGGAAAAGGCCGGTCACAAGCTGACTCGTTTCGATACCAGTACCGCATGGTATCAATTTCTCTCGCTTTGAAATATGCATCCAGCATCCACTCATACTGTTTTTTGCGCTCGACAAAAAACTCCTCTCTGTTCATAAATCGCACATCCCCAACCTGCTCCAGCTTAAGCAGTGTTTCCAGATATTCCGCTTCCTTGATATGTGGATATTTTTCAACCGTAGCTCGAAAAACATCTACCGTAGTATCACACGCCGCACGACTTATACCGCCCACTCCAGTACCTTCGCATTCCGGACAAGGTGCTGAATCAGATTCTCCCATGCTCTGCAATTGTCCCTCCGCAAATAACGCCTTCGCAGGATTCTTTTTCTTCATGCGCTTTGCATATCGCTCCAACGTAGGCTTATCCATCTCGCCGGTACTCTTACAAGTCCTGCACTGAGTCATCTTCGGAACCGAAGGAACTTTCTTTCTGACTACATCATATATGATGCCGTCCGCTGTAGAATCAACGCCTTGCTCCTTCAACCAGTGTTCCGCACCCAACAGGTAAAGCCGGGACTGTGCCCGGGACCATGCACCAGTCATATATCCTACTGGAGTATCCCCCGTTGTCTTGCTTTCGATAACCAGAACTCGATTCGTTTTTCGCTCGCGTACAATGCGGTCTATGATGCCCATTGCATCCCACTTCGGTGACTTGCGACCGAGACCCGTACCGGAACATTTACCGCAGTAAGGCCCATCCATCAGAGTCTCGCCATTGCACTTGTTGCAAGGTACTCTTAAAGGAAAACGAAATTTAACTTCCGTACCCAGCAATTGATAATTCTCAATGTCCTTTTGCAAATATTTGTCCCGGTATCTATTGGCAATGTCAATCCACATGCGAGCCTTGTCCTCAATCTGTTCAACAGTTACCGAATCCGAAACGAAATCGAATTGCTGATTCTTTTGTCTCTCCTCAAGTTGTCTGATGTGTTCCTTCGTCCATTCATCTACAGCATCCTGAATGCTTATAGCCTTCGGCATGTCCTGACAAAGTCTTTTCACTTCACCGTAAATACTCCTGTCCAAAAGCTCATGCCACAACTTACCTTCGTCCAAGTATAAAGGCTGATGTTCAGGACGAAGGCTCAATCCCAATATCCGAGAGTAATAAAATTTTCTCGGACAGGAACCGAAATCACCAGCACTACTTTGAGATAGATACTGCCGTCTTTGTCTGGCTCTTTTTCTTTTTGTCATTCCTTCCTCTCTTTAATGGGACTATCTCTGCAAACTCATCGCATAATTTTCCCGGCTTCGTTTTGCATATGTGAGCAAACACTGCCAGAGTGTCCAGAGTCATTCCCGACTTGCTGGTCAAAGCTGTATTCAACCATGCCGGAGTAACACCAGCATCTCTTGCAAGGTCCGCCAGTGTTACTCCGCGCTCATCCGCTATCTCACATACTCGCTGATATAACTTGTCCTTATCAATAATAATGCCCGGGCGTGTTTTGTTCAGCTTCACCTTCCGTTTGCTGATAGCCTGTTTGCGATTCAGCTTTGCCGTCCTTATGTTTTTAGAATTGCTCATACGACATGCTCCTCTCTCGCCTCTTCACAATCTGCATTATTAAGGAAATATTATTATGCTGTCAATCATATTATTTACTATCGCTAATATTATGCTGCATCTTCTCTGCCCAATACAATCGCTTCAATTTTTGTCTGCAATTTTCTAACCATGCGCTTAACGTCAGACTGTGCCATGCCAAGCGCATCATTATATAACTGGGCCTTTCGCAGTACATCCTGAAGTGTCCCGATTCTGCTTTCCAGTGTTTTCATTCTGGTGCTGTCGTCAAATTTTTCCATCTCCTGCTGGATAGCTGCAAGTTCTGATTCCAGACTTCCTTTGGCTGCACTGGCTATACCTTCTCTTGCTCCCGCCACATCCGGTACCGGCACGATATAAAACACCGACGCACCAACGGACTCTACCGCGACCTTCAATGCTGCCAGCTCCTTGTCGAATCCAGCCGGAACAAAATATATTCCCCCTCCGTCTCTGAGCCGGAAAGAATCCCAACTGACCATGAGCTGCATCATAGCGGCTCTGACTTCCGGTGGAGCCAGTTTGCCTTTCAGACGCTTATATTTTTCTATCAGCTTGTCTGCCGTATCATGATTCTTTTCGCTGTATATCTCTCCTTCCTTGTCCACAGATACGACATCCACAGTCTTGTGAATCAGCTTCTCCACTTTTTCAGAAGTTGTCTTTTCCTTCTCGGATACAATAGCAAACGCTGCTGTCCTGTCTTCGAGAGGTACCGGCCTGAAAAGATACGTTGATCCATTCCTTCGTTCTTTGGATGAAAGCTCTATCGAAAGCTTCCCTACTGCACGGCCTAAAATACGCTTGGCGCTCGGTTCTTTTATGCCGAGCTGTTCAGAATCAATGCCAGCATCTTCCATCGCTTTTTTCAGAGCATCGCAATCCACTTCCGCCTCCCTGAGAGTCCACCAGACAATATGTCCAAGTAGTGCTCCATCAAATTCTACCGCCTTTACGATTGCATCCACTCTCCCTTTTGCTGATAAATTTCTCATGTTCATTTTGTTACCCCTTTCTTTTTTTTAATTGCCCGGAACTATTCGCTCCAGAATTCTGTCCTCATCTTCACGCGAAAGCATATCGCTTATCTCGTGTACATTTTGCTTGCCGCAAATATCTGCCAGCAGTTCAAGACCTGATTCCCATCCGCCACCGATTTGCACGCCGAACGTTGACCATCCGTTTTCTTCGGAAGCTTTCAGATATTTTTCCTGAACACTTTTTGAAATGTTCGCACAACCATCCGTGATAAGAATCACGTCCGCCTTTCTCAGCTCCTTACATTCATTAATCATCCGCATGGATTCTCTCAAAGGTACATCCATATGTGTACCGCCTCCTGAAAACGCCTCAAGCCATTCCATCATTTGTTCAGGCCGTGCCATTCCGTCTGCAGATAAAACCGTGTCCTGAAGTGAAGTATCCCACAACATTACACCCCACGGTCGCTTCTGTTCCATCGCTACGGAAATCAATGCCAAGGCAACCGCCTTCGACCACACTTCCTTATCTCCGTACATGGATCCGGATGTATCAATCGCCACAACTATCGGTCCGCGATTCTCACGCTCCCTTGACCGCACTCGATACTGAGACAAAGACTTTTCATGAAGTCCCCGATAAAAAAGACTCTCCAGCGCCGGATCAACAAGCTTGATCAATTCACTCGGCAACATCCGTCCGATGTCATCACCAAGCTCCACGCCGTAATATTCAGACCGGCCGGTCTTGCATTTTGTTCTGGCCTTTCTCAATGCAGTGGTTCTAAGTCGTCCAGCCTGTTTCGCTATCTGTCTAAGCTTTTCGCTCTCCATGATTTTCTTGGCAAGAGCTGTCTTCAATTGCGAACCGCCAGAACGCTGAAGCTTGCCCGGATCCTTACCTGCCCCAAGCATGGACATCGCTCGCTCAGTTTCTTCAATTCGATTCTGTGCTTGATTAATACCCGCACGCACCGCCTGTCTCATCGTAGAAGGATCTACCTGACTCGCCTGCTGTTGTGCCTGTCGTTCCTTTTGCTGAATCTGATTCATAAGGTCTTCAACTTGCTGGTTGAGATTGTCCGCCTTCTCCTGTTGCTGTTGCTGTCTCGCAGGATCCTGTTCTTTGTCTGCCTGATTCTGCATCCACTGAGCAAGAGCCTGAAGTCCTGCAGCCTGTTCTCGTTCCTGTTGTAAATCTTCAGTAGTCGCAATGCCGATAACCACTTCCTTCACAGAACTTGCAATGCTCAATGCCGCCATAGCCGACCACGTCTCATCATCGTAGCATCGCCGCTGAAGATTATCCCATTCCCGCACTTCGTCCGCTGACTTATGTGCAAGATCGGCCCATGCATGTTCTGGACTTGGTTCTTTTTTCCATTCAACCTGATCTGCATTCAACAGCCGGGAAAACAATTCCCGGGAAAAGCCCGGCCACGTAGGACTGACCATCTGTTCGTTTTTTTCTTTGTTCATCCCTCGTGGATCCAGTCCATCCGGTACTTCATTGCCTTCCGTATCATTCAGGAACTTTTCCCACTGCACTCTCTCCCAGCTATTTCTCGGCATGTCCATCTTCAAATCAGGACCGCGCACACTTTCCTTGATGACTTCTTTCTTGACTGCCGGCGCTTCATTGTCATCGAAAAATTTCTTATCGATCACCATAGCACCCTCCTTATATTTTCAGAGTCTTCCGCGCCGTCTCCTTCACTTCATTGCAGAGTCCTGAAAGTTCTTCCGAAATGGCTTTTATCTTTTCCATCGACGCCTTGCTTTTTGTCTTGTTATACAACGCCTGAACCTGTTTCACACTCTTGTCCAGACGACTGTTCGCCTTTCCGAGCTGTGAAAGCATCTCGGGATTATTGCCAGCATCCGAATTGTTCGCAGCCTCAAGTGCCTTCTTGGCTTCGTCCTTGGCCGCATCCAGAAGCTCACGCGCTTCAGCAACTGCCGGAGAAGAAATCTTGCCTACAACGCTTGCAACTGTATTACGCTGATCCGGCTGTTCCCATAAGCAGTCCACAGTAGCTGACAGATGTTCCGGGATGACCTCATCATCTCCGCTCAGCCATGCAACCGCTTTCAGGAATGAAAAGATTTCTTTCCATCTTCTGTCACTGGCAACAATGCCTTCGTCCGCCTTGAGAGTCTTACGAATCTTAATCACCGTGTCCACAGTATCGTCCAGCACATTGACCTTGCTGGCTGTGTCCATAGCTTTTTTCAGAATCTTCGCAGTGATTTTTTCTTTTATCATTTTCTGAGGATCATCCTGCGTAAGCAAAGCTCTTGTCGCTGATTCAGAAACTACAGGCTGCACAACCGTCCTCACCAGAAATCTGTCGTACATCGCTTGAAGCTCATCATCCGCCGGCATTTCGTTTGATGCAGCCGCCAAGAATTTTAACGGGCACTGCATCGGCTTACCACCACCATTGTTGTAAAACTCGCGCTCGTTCATGATAGTGAGTAAGGTATTTATTATTGAACTGCTGGCCTTCCATATCTCATCAATGAATGCCAGATCCGCCTCCGGAAGCTTTCCCTTTGTTACTCTTTCGAATCTGTCGTTCTTTAGGCCTTCGATTGACGGCGGTCCGAACAGTTCCTCCGGAGTCGTGTACCGCGTAAGTAGCCACGAAAAATATCTTGAGTCCTCCATTGAATTACATACCGCTTTCAAAAGGCTCGACTTCGCTGTACCGGGAGGGCCCAGCAGGAAGATATGCTTCCCACTGACCAGACATGCCAATACCTGATCAACCAGCTCTCCGCGCTCGAGATATGCCGTCTTCAGTTCCTTCGCCAGATTATTAAAAGCGATTCTCTCTCTGTCCATGTTACCCTTTCCTTTCTCTGGTTCTTTTTCCAGTTTTTTAAGGTAATTAAATTACCTGTTGATTCAATACATTGCCTTTTAATAAATTTGATTAAAGACAATTCGTCTTCATATTCAATCAATCAAAATAATAGAACGTAAGATTTACTATGTACTAAGGTACTACGCATTATATAAAATTGCTGTATGATGTACAGCCATAATGCAAAAATAATGCTGCAGTATTAGGTACCGGTAAAGAAAGAAGATCATTCTATTTGTATGTTGTCGCCATACAAAACCTATCCGGCTGAAATCATTACTGAACCATGCGTTTTCAAAACGCCGTTTTTCTTCATAGGGAACCTACCCGCATGAAATCATTACCGAACCATGCAACAATACCGGCTCCATACTTTTAATAGCACTTAGTATCTTTCTTGAAAAAGTTTGCTCATAGAAAAGTTATCTATCCAATTTTATTAAAGAAGTCCGCGTCGCTGTTGTCTTAGGTATATCACCCCTTTCTTTATGTATCATTTTGTAGCCGGTTTCTTTTTTAATGTCGTATGCTTAACCCTTGTTCATTCACTGAAGTATCGCTGCTTAATTGCGCTTTCCTTCCCAGCATACAACCGACAGAACCACAAACAGGTAAAAAAGAGGCGAATCTTAAAACCCTGTCCGCATTATCTGGTTCTATCGGCTGTATGCCGGAAAGGAAAATCACTGGCTACGCCCGATTGCCTTTCTGTTTTTCATACCTTGCTGTTACGAATTTTAAAGCTTGCACCAGATTGAATCCGCTGGGTGGCTGAATCCTTCGATTGATAATTTGCTGACGCATGTTCTCTCTTGAAAAGACAGAAGCATCCAGATTTAGCATCCATCCGACCAGAGCATTTTCAACACTCAGTCCCAGTCCGTAATTAGGATTGACCACGACATCCTTTATTCTGTTCCATCCTTCCTCGCTTGGCTGCCTGACGTATTCCTGAATTGCCTCACGGTCGCTGCTCAGTAGTGGTCCACCGTATCCATAACATCTGTCCAGAACATCATTTAATATTCCTGACATCGCCTCCTCCTACATGTTTAACGCCGAGCACATCTTCATAAGCCCGATTATATGCATGTATCGCTACCGGAGTATCTTTGCCAATGGCAGTCCTGATTGCTTTTTTCAGCTCATCCTTCGCCTCAGTTTCTTTCTTATGAATGAAATCTGTAGCCATTGGTACGCTGTAGTGCCCGGGCTTGCATCCGACTGATGCATGTTTTTTTGCTTCATCAAGTATATCCCTGCGCTTAAATATTACTATCAGCATATGTCCTTGATCCCACCCCCACTGAACTTGTGCCGTTTCGTCAATCTTACTTACCGCATCCTGAGCCAGACGCCGCAGCTCCATGCCTTTTTTCATGCGCTCTCTTTTTTTGAATCGCTTGGGCTGTCTCTTCGGTGCCATGAACTAATTTCCTTTCTTTAACTTTCTCCTTGTCTTTTTCATGCGCTTACTCAGTATTTCACGCTGCTCTGGAGTAAGTTTCTTTTTCTCCTTAACTACTTTACCTTTACGCTTTGGATTGTACTTCATCCATTCAAGGTCTGCATCTTTTTCTCTGTAAGGCATCCATGAATATAAAGGACATCCAACGTTCTCGCAGTCAACCATGCCATCAGCATAATGTCCCATGCAGTCATGACACTTTGCCAGCATGGCTGCTTTTCTTTTCGGTTCCTGTTTCTTCGTCATCGCGCCTCCTTTTTTGTTTGCAATACGCCTTTCTTTCTTCCTCGATTTTCCTATGTCGCTTTTTTGTATAAACGTCTATTTCTTCATTAGCCCTTTCTATGTAATGTGCCGTTATGGATTGCAGATGTTCATTCGAAAAGGTTGCCAGCTCTCTTTGGATAGTATGAACAATTTTTCGTTCTGCATTTGCGATAACAGCTTCATAATAATTTTCATTCAGCAATGCTGACATTTCTTTAACCTTACATTCTACTCGCCTAAGATTGAGATACTTCATCAGTATCTTTCTCTCAATGAATGTAGGCTTTTTTTGTCTTCTTTTTTTCATTGTACCTGACCCTGATATGGATACTGAAAAACTGGCTTTGGATTTGCAACAGGAATAGACTCACCCCACTTCGTGCAACGTCCGAATTGTTCGTATTCTGCAAACCTTACTGCCTTCACGGTCCTGTTCGGGTCTTCCTCAACAAGCCTGACCATTGGCACTTCTCTTTCCCGATCATATCCGTATGGGTTATCCCTTGAATACGAAATGATTTCTATTTCACCCGTGTTCAGTTCTTGGTATTCTAATGTCCATACCGAATCAAGAAGCCGATTAGTCGCTATTTTGTTTTTCATTTTCGCCTCCTTTTGTTAATAGGTCTCTTCCGAAAATCGAATGTCCAGTTCTTCTTCGACACGCTGAATATCCAAATCTATTTTTTCGATATCCAGATGATAAACATCTCGAAGCATCTCCATGAGCTTTTCGTCTTTGCCCAATGCTGTCATCTCGTAGTACCGTTGCTTTTTTGCTATGAGACTATCCAGCAAATTATAAAGCTCATAATCACATAAAGAACAAAGCTCTATTCCTGCGTCCATTTTTTTCGCCTCCTTTTATGGGAGCTTAATTACTCCAGTGGACCTACCATTGCTGGTAGGCCCTAGCAGTAATTAAACCGCTGTTACTTCCATCCCTGTTTATTGAATGAGCTTATGACTGCATTCAGGGATGCCTCCGCGACCTCCTTGCGCTGCTCATCCGACATTTTGACATAAAGCTGCTTTGCAAAACGAAGGATGACCAACGATTTTCTCTCGCCTTTCTCCTTGATAAAAATGGCCCGTTTCTTGGAGTCATCTTCAATCACCAGAGTCTTCGTTTCCTTTTTTTCGAAAACGACTTCGCTTGTCTTCGGTGCCGGAGGTTTCGGGTCTGTCTTGGGTTCCTGATTTGTTGCGCTCGGGGCTTTGTTGCTTGATCCTTTTCCTGTTTTTTTCGCCATCTGTTTCTTCTCCTTTCTCTGTTTCGTTTTGAGTTACTCAGCCTTGGCTTTGACTTTGGGCTGAACACCGCTGTCTGCCATTTTACAGGGACCGATATACTCGTAGTTTCCCTGCCGTCCAGTTTTATTTATTTTTTCGATCTGTTTTTTTACCTCCTTTTCTGCTGTCGCCACGTTGTCTACGGGCACATCGAACAGCCTGTTCATTTCGACAGGTTCGAATTTCTGACCACCTACAGTGAACTCACCTCTCCTGATTTTTGCCATTACACAAATCATGCTTTCTGTTACTCCTTTCTGTTTTTACTGGTTTACTTTCTCCATCTCGTTAATAGTGTCCTCCATGGTTACCATTGAACCGCCAAGATAATCATGCTCATCGTCCAATGCCGTTTTGATATGTGCCAGCCAGTAACTCTTCGCCCTCTGGTATGCCATATCGCCGCCTTCGAAATTACGAACTATTTCTTCGGCCTCCTCCAGAAGCTCATGCATCCTTTCACGGATTTCTTCCAGACGCTCAATGTCTTCGAAGTAGGAATCACAATCATCATCTTCGCCATCATCATCCGCGTATTTCGTAAGCACATCTTTTCTCAAAACGTACTCAAATACCCTCTCCGGATATATTGGACTCAGATAATTTTCTTTTGACAGGACATCGCCTATCCAGCGGATTCCCACCGACAGCCTCGGCACTGCGAACTTTTCAACGTCCTCATTGTGTACAGCGAAAAACAAATCATTCCTTCCGCCTGTGCCTTCAACAGGTTTACCATTCTCGATGTCCGGGGCTGTTGTAATCTCCTCAAGATACATTACCCGCACGCCAAATTCTTTTCGCACATGCTCTTCGAAATCTTTTACGCTGTCTCCTTCAGCCCTCGCCGTCTTCACTACCGTTCCCGGCCATACACATACCTGTCCGAATTCCTTCGGCCTGTCTGCGTTTTTTGTTCCGTTCATTGTTACCCTCCTTTTTATTACTTGGACTGTGCCAGATAATTAAACCGCTTATCGGCCTTGTATGTCTTGCGATTAAAAAATTTTTCTACGAGCTTTTCTCCCTCCTTGGTTATCTTCACTCTGGATTTATCAATATCCATGAATGTTGCATAACCTTTTTGAACGAATTCATTAGCTACGCTAAGTAACATTTCAGTTCTGCACACCGGAGGCTTATCCTTGATCTTCATGCCGAATGCCATCTTGCCGTCCGAATGTCTTTTGAGAATTCTCAATTCCTTGAGCATGCTGTCTGAAAGGTTCAACATTTTTTTTCTCCTCCTTCGCGCCTTGCAATCATTTGATAAACGTCGCCTATTGCACGCTCGGCAGCTGCACAAGCCTCACCAAAAGAATGATAATACCCGCCTGTCCAGACGGTCTTATCATATGCCTGAACAGATACCGTCCATTTGCCTTCATTGTTTTCTGTTAATGTTGTTCTTGTTTTGTAATCCATATTGCCTCTCCTTTTTTATGGGGCTGGTGGTGGACGGTTTTATTTATGCTGATTCTAATTCCGCGCAATCTGCACAATATGACGGAATGCCATCCGGATGATTTACACCGTCCCGATAAACTTTAATATCATATTCCGTAATACGCTTGCCGCAGTTTTCGCAGATTGAAAAATATTCTTCCGCTATAGACATGACTGTCTCGCCGGACAGATTCAACATCTTCGCCAAATCTTTTACGTCAACCCACAAGGCATCCATCCCGCGCATTCCTATTATGCGAAACATCCTCACCTCTCGGTCTGTTATTCCCTCCCGAGTATAATCATTCTCGTTTTCTGAATCGTGCTTTAGAATCGCGCTGTAAATTTTTTCCCGGTCCATGTCCATCAGTTTCTTTCTTATGTCATTCATAGCCCGCCTCCTTTTTAAGGTTTACATGTTCTGTTGCATTAATAGCATTAAGTTCCATATACTCATTCTCTTCATGAAGCTGATTCCATATCCATCCTTCAACATCCAGTTCTGATTCGATAAGATCATTTTCTTCGACCGTCACTGTCAAAGTGACCTGATAATATTTCTTAGCCATTGCTTACCTCTCTTTATTTTGCTTTCTCCTTGATGCTGGCTGCCATCTTTTCGCATTCATCCGCCGAAGGAATTAAATCTATCATCGCCAATGCCACTTCGCCTATGGCATCCGACCGACCCTTCTCCTTGTCATTACGACCACCCCAGCCGGATACTGTCATAAAACGATCAATCAATCCGGGATGAACCAAGAAGTATGTTTTCTTGCCGCCGGGACCATAACCTATTGCCGGATGACTGCACCGCAGGAAAGATATTCTGTCGTGCAATGCTTTCGCTACAATCTCACCAGCAATGAAAGATAACCCCTGCATCCTGATCAACTGCGGAGAATACCCTCTGCAATCCAGAAACGCATCAACCACAATCGGTATATTTTTATTCACCCCTCCTTTGCGTTTTACAGATGGCCTTCCGCATGGACCGCACTCGCCATCCCAATAAAACCTTCCGTGTTCCACGTTGCTATAATCTCCGCCGTTCCATTCAATTTTATAAGGCATCGTATTTTCCCTCCCCGGTAAGACGCTTGAACTTTCTGACTAACCGGTTCTTTTTTACATGCAGGTCCTTAAACCGTTCTTCAAGTATCTCCTGCTCCTGCCATGTTACGCCTGAGAGATCGAAAAGCTCGTAACCGATGTCCGAAATTTCACGGAATGTCTTTCTTATCTCTTTGTCCAGTTCCCGAATTTTCTTTTCCTTGTTCTGTTTCTTTGGCATTGTCCTCTCCTTAGTATTCCAGTCTTGCTAACTGGCTGTCTGTAGCCTTTTCGATCCGGTCAAGAAAGTCCTCAAATTTTCCGTCCCGTATTACAGCCGCCATGGTCACACTTTCAAACTGAATACAGTTTCTGATAACCAGCCATTCATCACCGCCGTTGATCTGATTGATAAAGCAATAACCCTTGCCATCCTTCAGGTAATAAAACGCCTGACCGAGACACCAGTTCCCATGTTCGAATTTTTCTTGAAGGTCTTCTCTGGACAAACACGGGCAAAATGATTCCACATTGAATGGAGGATCCATACTCTCTCTGATCCATGCATTTTTATTTCCAATCTCCAGCCATTTTCTCATAAGGAAAAATACCAGAGTAGCCTTGTCCTTTGGAAGATTTTCATCTTCATAATTATTTTTATTCTGACAAGCTCTCGCATGGCTGACCATTGCTATTTTGTGACCGCTGTTCTTTTTAATAATGTTCATGATTCACCCTCTTTTTTATTTGGCTACGCCCAATGTTTGACGTCCTCATTGCTAATCGGCTTCGGTTTATTAGATCCCTTTCGCTTTTTCATTTTGTAATCTCCTTATCTGTGCAGATATTGTCTGCACTCGATGATTCAAATCACTGTCCGGATTCTCAGCATCATCAATTCTTAAAAACAAATCGAACAAATACACATAAGCATCCGTCCGGCCATGCGCTATATCTGCCGCCTTGTGTTCGCCCTTTTTGCGATACTCATCCGATTGTAACGTTGCCTCGTCCACCTTCACTGCTAAGAACCGCTTCAACGATTCGATTTTAATTTTGCCCTTCATTTTCGCCTCCTATTTTTTTGACTGGCAAATGCCAGCAAAACCACGCCGCTGTGCTTCATGAATTGCCATGGTCTTTTTCATCCTGAGATTCTTGTGCTCTCTCACAAGCGTCTCAATCGTTTCGGCCAGCATCGTATCGGAATATGTCCGAAGTACTTTGCTGTACTCTCGTTCCGCCTCATTCAGTTTCTTTTTCGCCTTTTTGTTTTTCATAGCTCACCTCTTTTTTTCGGCTGCTCATCAGGCCGGAGTCGCCACACTCCGACAAGCCGGAAACAATGTTCCGGCTTTCGCTTGGCTATAAAATTATTTCTGATTGAAAAAAGGTTATCGTCTAGAAACAGGATCCCGGCATCCGCAATAAAATCTGTCGAATTCTTCGTCCGGCATTGCTTCAAATTCTCGAAGTCGTTTTGAGCTTGGTTCCGTGCGCTTGCAGTAGAAACACTTCGCTCGCCTTTGATTGGTTATTTTTACTTTCCTTATTTTACCTTTCCTGTTTGTCATTGCATCGCTCACATAAATCTTATGGCAATGTTCAGAACGTCTTCCATGCTGAGATTCAAGCTCCTGCATAAATTCCGAACAGCAGAATTTTTTCTCAGTTCAAATATTGCCCCGCCTACAGCTCTGAAATTTTTTACATCTTCGTCTGTAATGCCATCCAATGCATAATCGTTTTCATTTGCGTATTCCAATGCATGAATAGCGTCCAGTATTTCTCTTCTGTCGGTTTCTATTTTACTCATTGTACATCTCCTTTACTTTTTTGACCAACCCCAACTATGGCCAAAACAGTCTCTGAATTTTTTATTATTAAAAAGCAGCCGAACATTTCTCTGGCCTCGATTGTCCTGCCAGAATTAAAAGCAACCGCCATTGCTATTTTGTGCGCCTCACCCATTGAATTAACTTTTATTTTCTTTATTGCTTTTTTCATTGTTCTGATCTCCTTTATTTTCTCTCACCAATGTAATCCCATACATTGCAAAGTATCTTTCTGGCCTTCTCCAGTTCCGTAACAACATGCTCGCTGTCTTCAAAGTTTTCCATGAAATCCTTATCTGCCAGAAGTAAATCTACATTGTATTTGATGTCCGCCAAATATGATTTTACAGGATTCTTTTCCTGTATTTCATCATACGGCTCTGCCGAGCCAGCCGAACATTTTTCAGCACAATCACCACACCATGCAGGAATACAATCCCATTCAGGATCACCGCCGCATTTCAATCCATCCTGAAATTCATCAATATCTTTCTTCGGAATTATCTGACCGCATTTTTTGCATGTGTAATTAATTCTCATAACTCGCCTCCTTTTTATGGTTTACATTTTTTTATTCGCTTACATTCTCGCCAGTACTCTCGCCACGGAACCTCTGCGCTTTATCAGCTTGCGTGCTTCCTTCCGTGGTAACTGCCTGCGAGCTGTCCGCCTGACATGCTTGAGAATCTCATCCGGATCCGCATCGTGATTAAGATACTCGGCTACCGTCTTGCAAAATGTTTTCACCGGCCTGTTGCCGCGTGCACTGTTGCACCTATGGCAACACGTTACTAAATTCTTCGCCTCATTCGTTCCGCCTTTCGAATGCGGCTTCAAATGATCCAACGTGAGCTGTGCGCCTTGTTCCAATGAGTCGCCGCAATACGCACAAGCAAGTCCGTCTCTGAGATAGATAGCCAACCTTGTTGACTGCCTAACCCAATTCATGCCTTGATTCTTTTCTTTCCTATTCATGGTCGCCTCCTTTTTTTTAATCTGTTTTTTATGATCTGGTGGTGGACGTTTTTTTTTTGCTCGCTTAATCATTCTATTGAGTGCACCATCTACCAATGATGCACTCTAACAACAATTAAGCTGGCTTTCCGTTTTGCCTGTCGGCTAGGAAAAGTATCGCCGCCATCCGGTAAGGATTTGTTTAAGAGGTCTTACTTTTTGCCTCAGTTTTTCTGGCCGCTTTGATACTCGCCAAGAATTGTTAAAAGTGGAACGGGACATTTTTCTTGGAAGCTGATGTCTTCGTTCCGATTCGCATTTCAAAGAACAGTGATTAATCAATCATCTCTGCCTACCGTTGCCGATAGGCAGTCATCATTGATTAAGCATACAGATTAAAAGTCGCTGACCTCCTCATCATTGCATCGAACACATCCGCCGGGCCCGCTGCCTTGTGCTGAAGTTTGAGAACTTTCCGGAAAAGTTTTTCCGTCGGATTGTACAGATAAGATTTCTTTTTATCCGGGTCCAGCCTGTCCGCCTTCAGGTAACCGGCTCTTGCAAGTGCTTCGACAGTCTCAATTCTTGGGCGCTTTATAACGTTGCCTTTTTCAACAACCACGCACCGCCAGCCGTCTCTCGTGAATTTTGCTTCCAATCTGCAAAATGGATTCACGAATAAAAGAGACATCAGGTCCTTCTTCAGTTTCCCAATTGCCGCGTCCTTGTTAATGTAGTGTTTTTTATTTATTAGTTTCATCGTGCTGCCTCCTTTATTTTAAGTATAAATTATATTCTATATTGGTATCAAGGAAAATCGACATAAAAAGACAGAAAGTTCCCTAATGATTCCGCATAGTTACGGAATAAATGCCGCTATTTCCTTGGTTTTTCCGTGTTTTTTAACGTGAAATCAGAGAATATCCGTAACCGATTCCCCCACCGAGAACCGCGCCAATAACCGTGCCCACCGCCAGCCATAATACCGGCTCCTCATACCATTGCACTTCCGCCTCCTCGCTCAACCTGCTGTTCTCCTGTTTCAGTGAAAGTATTTCCGCTTCCGCTATAACCAGCTTGGCATCGTGCATTGATCTGCGTAGCTCAGTATCCGCCAGATGAAGCCGTCGCCTTTTCCATCCGTCCAGCCATCGTAACTGCCGCAGTGCCATTATCTGCAAATCTGTTTCGATGATCGCCGCCTTCGTATATAAGGCTCCTTCATATGGAGCAATATCGCCTTCCTTCAAAACAACAGGACGCTCGAGGTCTACATGTCCGAGCAATTCCAGTTCGCCCGGAGAAGGACACTTGAAATCCGGCTCTCTGTCCGACTCGTAGTCCTGCACCTTGCACTGGTCATCCGCATATGAATTCTGTGCCGCCAGAATAATCGCTATGAAACAACTAACGACCGCGGCGTATTTTATGTGACCTGTTGAGTACATCTTCCAGACTCTTTTTATTTGATTCATTACGAATCTTCTCCAAGGCAGCTTTTGCAGCTTTCTTTTTTTCCGTGTGACTGGAATTTATAGCGTCCCTGTCCTTATCATGTTTCTCCACGGCATCTTCCAGAATTTTCAATGCCTCTTTTGCATCGTCCGCAGTAACTTTCCCACCTGAACCAAACCAGCCGAATCGTCTGCATAGATTCCTAATGACCGCTATCAGGATTGCCACGCCGCCCAGCACGCCGACAATCTTAAGAACTGTAATCCACGGAATCATTCCGCTGCCTTATTCTTTACGAACATTTTAATAAATCGTTTAACTGCCGGATAAACAGATCCAGCCAAAGCGCCGGCCAGTAATCCAAACACGACCGACTGTGCCAGATTTTCCGCAGGGCTTAATCCCGGAATAAAAGAACCGGCTGTTGCCAGAATGAATGGCAGTAAAGGAAGGATTATCTTAAACACTTTGTGCTTTTCGATTTTATCAGGGAGAACCTTTCTCAGTATCTCCAGAATTACTCCGGCTCCTGCAGCCAGTAAAAGGAAATTCACGCTTAAAAGTATTTCAAAAAAGTCCATCGTTTTTTCCTCCGTGTCTTCAGTGTACTCTGATTAACCAGAGTAGACATTAATTTTTTTTCTGCTATATTAACTCCGTTACCCTTTTTAGCCCGGCTGATCATTCACTCTCTGGTTAGCCGGGCTGTTTTTTATTTTTCAGTCTTAGTCTTTTCAGCTTTCTTTTTTCGTTCTGTTTTTATAGCAGCTCTTTTTTCACGAGCCACCTGAACCTTTTCAATTGCCTTAGCCTCAGACTTTTTTCTTTCCTTATCCTCAGTAATTAGTTTCTGAATGCTCGGATCACTTGGTATGTCTTTCTTATTACGGGAACCAAGACCCAGCACAACCTTTATCCGTTTCGGCTCTTTCTCTTTTTTCGACATTATTATCTCCTTACGCACAACTCTCGTTGCTGCGTCTGATAGTTACCTTAATCTCGGCCTTCCAGTTTACTGTATCACCGGTGTTCCCTTGTGCGATTATTCGGATAACCGGAGAACTTAAAGATATGTTTGCATCCCACCCAGAAGCACCGCTAGATTCTTTCTCGGGCACTACCTCCTGATCACCACTGCCATACACCCATACCAAATTGGTTCCGTTATGATAAACAGAACCTACCTTCCAATATGCAGCTGCTTCAGAATTATCATCTTGTATGCCTATGATCTTGGCTTCGATGATCGCTACCTCGCCCGCGACCAACGCTCTGCTCTGCCATAAGGTTACACTGCCGAGATTTACCGTCTGACCGCGTTTTACTATCACGCCTCCGGCTGGAGTTTCCTGTACTTCCGGTCCGTCGGAAGAACTAAACAGCATTTCAGATCTCGACGATGCAGGACCGCCCCACGACCATGTCCCGTTCCATGACTGCTGTTCCGGCGATCCTGTGCCAGTTCCGAAAACAACATCATCTTCTTTCCAAACGCCATTGCCACTGCCACCGCCATCAAGTCTGTTATGGTCTTTCCAGTAAACAACATATCCGACCACGTCTGTCTTTATGGCATAAGCATCTTCCGAACCGTCAATCATGTCCCAGCCGCCAGCACCAGTAAATAATGTCGGGTCCCATTTGCAATTTACAGCCAGCCACTTACCGGACGAAAGTCCTACTTCGGTAACTTTGCCGTCTGGTCCGTTGGCAATGGTTGACGCATTCGTCCAGCCACCTGAACCAATAATCCCCTTATCCCATCCGGTCGCATGGTCCGCATCCTGTTTGCTTTTATATGCAAGTACAATTCCCTGAACCGTGACCATGACCGCATAAGAATCAAATGATGCTGTTTCTCTCTTAAACTTACCGCCCGACTGATCCCATGTGCAATTGAAAGTATCTATAATACTGGCATAATCATCTCCCCACTGGATACCTGTTGCACTGCTTTTTGTAGCAGTCTTGACTAATGGAACCACATTGTCTTCGCCGCCCACTCCAGCGTCCGCACCTTTCAGGAAAGCGTCATCCGTAAGCAGCTGAATTATGCCCTCTGACTTAATGCCATTGGTCAATGTATGATTTGCAGTAATGGTATCCGCAATATCTTTTCTAACTCTTGCATTTGCTATGTCCAGAAGTTCTTCCAGCTGATCTCTGATGCTGCCCTGAGACAATGAATCAGGAGAACCCGTCTCTGCATCTGCCCCGATTCTGTCAGCACCACATGCCGTATCTCCAGTGTCATCCGCCAGCTCGTTTATGATCTCATTAATAGCATCTTCCACATTGTCGGAACTCAGAGATTCTGCATTATGCCAGTCTTCAGTTATGTTCACCGGAATAGACCCACCACCCGAACTGTAAAGCTGTATTAACTCCGCCAGTGCTTCCTTGGTAGTAGACCACGCTTTATTTGCATCCTCATCTCTGATGAAATCCTCACGCCTGTTTTTAATAGTGGTCCCATTATGAGGATTAATATCCGCATTCTGTATGCCGTTGGATCCGGTGTTCTCGTCGATTTTAATATCCGCAACCAGTATGTCTTCAGAATCCAATGCCGGTTTGTCTGAATCCGTGGCCGGCGCTGTGACTTCAGAACCCATGACTACACGGAAATTAACCTTCTCCGTTACCGTAGCATAAACCG